GAAATCATCGAACTTGAAGATGCTCAACGCTTAACGCTGGAACAGGGCGAGAAGTAGTCAATTATCTACTACACAGATTATATGAAGTTATCAACTGAAACCGCAGCGGAAACGCTTACTGACAAGCCATATATAATGGAATTGAGAGATCAAATCGACAACCTTTATTCCACCATAAAGGCACTTCGTCGCAACATTGTTGAGGATAATTGTTACATTGACGCACTGGAGGATGCTATCAAAGATGCTAAACTTGCCTTCCATGCAGGCGCATCATCATCAGATATGTATAACGCACTGACACGCACTGAGATCAAAACTAAATAGAATGAGATTCCATATCCTCGGATTACCACATACAGTTACCAGCAAAGAGTTTAACGCTTGTGCCTACACGCAAAAGGTGGTTAAGTTCGGGAAGATGATGACAAGCCGAGGTCACGAGGTCATCCACTATGGGCATGAGGATAGCGTTCTGGACTGCACAGAACACGTCTCTGTGCTGACCAACGATGACTTCAAGAAGTCCTACGGAACGCATGACTGGCGCAAGACGTTCTTTAAGTTCGACATGAATGACCATGCCTACCAGACGTTCTTCGCCAATGCCATCCGCGAAGTTGGCAAGCGCAAGCAGAAGCATGACTTTATCTTGCCGTTCTGGGGTTCTGGTGTTCGTCCCGTGGTTGACGCTCATCCAGACCTCATTGCGGTTGAACCCGGCATAGGCTACGCAGGAGGTCACTGGGCAAGGTGGAAGGTGTGGGAGAGCTATGCTATCTACCATGCCTATTGTGGGCTATCTGCGGTTGGTTCATGCAAGCAGGACTGGTATGATGTCGTCATCCCGAATTACTTTGATGTCGCAGATTTCGACTTCAATAGCGCGAAGGAAGACTACTTCCTCTACCTTGGCAGGGTCTACAGCGGTAAAGGCGTTGATGTCGCTATACAAGCAACGGAGCGAGCAGGAGTCAAATTAGTCATCGCTGGTCAGAAGGAGGAAGGCTACAAGCTACCTTCGCACGTTGAGTATGTAGGCTACGCAGACGTTCCAACGCGCAAGAAGCTCATGGCAGGCGCAAGAGCATCGTTCCTACCATCGATGTATGTTGAGCCATTCGGTGGAGTCCAGATCGAGAACTTGCTGTCTGGCACTCCAACCATCACCACTGACTGGGGTAGCTTTGCAGAAAACAACCTGCATGGCATCACTGGCTATCGATGCCGCACGATGGGTGACTTCGTGGATGCTGTCGCAAATTGCGACCAGATCAACCCGTATGACTGCCGCAAGTTTGGCAATAACTTTACGCTGGAGAAGGTTGCGCCAATGTATGAGAAATATTTCGAGGATGTCCTCGATGTCTACGAAGGCGCAGGATGGTATGCAAACGGAAACGGCATCGATGCCATGACAAGGTTTTACCCAAGCATTATATGAAATACGATCATGTAGATATTGGGACTTGTGATTTTGAAGTTGCAGATGGAGTTTTCTCACCAGACAAAAACTATCTCTTAGTTGAGCCAATGACAGAGTATCTTGATAGACTTCCAACTGGAAATAACATCAAAAAAGAAAACTCAGCTTGTTCTAATCAGTGCGGAAGTTTTGAGATATTTTATGTTCCAGAATCGGTTATATTAGAACTAAATCTTCCATTGTGGATGAAAGGTTGCAGTAAGGTAAATGAACCGCATGAAGTTGTTTTAAATTATTTAATGTCATGTGGTATTGACCAGTCAGTTATAAAATCTAAAACAACAAATGTTATTTCATTCAATAAACTTGTTGAAAAGTATAACATTGAGCATATCGCAAATCTAAAAATAGATACCGAAGGACACGATCATATCATATTGAACGAAGTTGCCAGACTTCTTCAATCTAAAAAAATATCCTGTGATTCAATCACTGTAGAATACATAATCGGTAGATATGGAAATACCGATGAAATTGACATAATAGCATACTCATTAAGTAGAACATTCCCAAATATTAAAATACAATCTGAAAATCTAACGCTATCAAAATGAAAAAAGTATTATTCTTTATCCATAATGGATGGGTATTTGGTAAAATCCACAATGAATTAATAAAAGCATTACATCCAGATGTTTATTGTGATATACTATGCTGGACTGGAAATTATTCAAAACATGAATTTGAATACTTAAAACAAAAATACGATTACTTCGTGTCAACTCCAGAGGGATGCTTTGCTCTTTTTGATAGGTATGATGTCCCATTAGAAAGATCAATTGGAGTATTGCATCAAGACTGGGATGTTTTTAATCCTATAAAAAACAATGTTCCAAAAGAATATTTTAATAAATTAGCTGGATATGGCGCGATTGCTCCAATTTTAACAAATATTTCATTAAGTTATGGGGTTGGAAGAGTTCCAGAACTTTTAAGAATAGGAACATTCCAAAACAATTACCCTAAAAAACAATCTGAGTCATTGCAGAACATTGGATATTTTGCAAAATATTCAAGAATAGACCAAGGATTTGATATTAAGAGAGGGAATCTTGTTGAGCAAATATCTCAAAAAACTAGTTTGAATCTTATAAAAAATGAAGGAATTAATTTTTTAGGTGCTGAAAATTTATACAAAGAAATTGATTTGGTTGTATGTCCGTCTTTAATTGAAGGAAATCCATATCCAATGCTGGAAGCATTTTCTTGCGGTATTCCTGTTTTAATAACTCCATGTGGAATTGCTCCAGAATATTTGAAGCGAGGAGGAGGAAAACTGCTTCCGTTTAAATCTGAGGATTTTGTTTTTTTTGCAAGTTATGAGATAGAAAAAATGAAATCAAATCCTGCTTACTATAAAAAATTGTGTGATGAATCCTATGAGATAGGAAGAATGATAGACTGGTCTGTTATTAAAGAAGACTGGATAAAATTTATAAATAATCTAAACTAAAACAACATGAGCAATACAACACCATACCAGCAGTTCGTAAATTCAATCGTCAAGCCCGGAGCGGAGATTGTTCGGCAGTTGACACCACAGCAAGCGCACTTGTTGCACATGGCGGTTGGAGTATCTGGCGAGGCAGGAGAGTTGCTTGATGAGGTCAAGAAGCATTGCGTCTATCAGAAGCAAATCGACATTCCGCACATTATTGAGGAGGCAGGAGACATCTTGTTTTATCTTACTGGACTACTGAATGAACTTGACTTGTCACTTGAAGGTTGCATTAGCGCGAATAGGGAGAAGTTAAGCAGACGTTATGCCAGCGGTAGGTATAGCAACGAGCAGGCTATTGCGAGGGCAGACAAGGCTGAGGAAGTCAAGCAAGAAAAATCTATTCCCGACATTGAATCTGACTTTGAAGATGTGAAGATCGAGCGAGTCTGCAAACTTGATGATGAATCCTGCGAGTCATGCCAATGAAAAATATATTGCTTGCATCTTGCTTGGCCTTGTGCGCGTGTGGAACGGCAAAGGAGACATACACTGAGAAAAGAGTCTTGACATATCCGAAAGGCACAACGCCAAACTTGAAGGAAATGTATTTGCGTGAAGACAAGACCCCAAGTGCCGCCTCGGTGGTTGAGAATAATACCTACACTGGCGTTCCAGAATCAGCGGTTACATACAACGATGCCGACTTTCTTCCGAGCAATTCATTGGAGGATGAAAACGAGCGGTTGCGTTTGCTTGCGGTAAATAAAATCTTGAGAGGAATGCAATGAGCGACTGGGACGAATACGCGCTTGGCATCGCCGAGGTAGTTGCAAAGAAGAGCAAAGACCCATGGCGGCAGGTTGGAGCAGTGTTGTTGCGGCATGACAACACGATTGCCGCTTGTGGCTACAATGGATTTCCAGCGCACATGATTGAGGACTGGTCTGATCGTGAGCGCAGGAGGAACTACGTTGTCCATGCGGAGCAGAACGCATTGCGTCATGTCAAGCCGAACGAGTGTCGGTTGATTGCGTCTACAACGCTGCCATGCAATAATTGTTTAAAATCTCTTGCATCGTATGGCATCAGGCGTATCGTCTACCGCGAAACCTATCCAACGGACGAATCAACGATTCTTCTCGCGGCAGATTTCGGAATAGAATTAATAAATATATGAATACATACAAAATCACATATAGCTCGCCAAAGAACATATTCAGTGGCGAGTTGTTCACCAAGGCGAAGTCAAGTCCAGATGCCATGTCAACATTTTTCGGATGGTTGCAAGAGCAATCGGTCTGGTCGCATTTGTGGAGCATTCAAATCAACATCGAGCAAGTTGAGAATGGAGCATGGATATGAGTGAGACACCAGAGACGGATGCGGCTTACGGGAGGGAGGGCGCGAAATGAAAATTGAAATAATCAAAGGCGATAACAATGCCGTAACAGATTTTTTCTCATCGCTATCAAACACACCAGAGACGGATGACCAGCCAATCTACGCCATGAACGATAACGGATACCAAGTGCCGTGCGTTGATTTGGAGTTTGCTCGCAAACTTGAACGCGAGCGCGACGAGGCGATTTTTGATAAAAATACATCTGCCGCAGATTTTTTGAAACAGATACAACACATAACTCTGTGCAAGGATGTTGCGCGAGAAAAAATACTCATGGCTGAAAAAATACGTGATGAAACGCGAAAGCAATTTGTTGATTTTGTTGACCAAACGGAAGACTATAAGCGCGAGCGTGACGAGTGGGCGGCAATGTGTGGCAGATACAAACAAGAGCGCGATGAGGCGAGGCAGCAACTACGCATTGCGGTTGGGTTACTTTCAACACACCCTCAATTTGCAGACAAGCATCCGGAGGATGTATTGGCTTTTGTAAAGGAGGGCGCGAAATGAAACTCAGCCCGTTTTGGTATGCGGTCGGCAGCGTGTTTGCAGTGCCTCTTTGTGTGATCGGCTGCTTGGTTTGGTGCGTTTTTATTCTGCTGGTGTGGCCCGCCATTCCTTTCGTGTTCTACTACAATCGAAAGAAGGAATTGTCCGTTGCTCAAACTGAAAATTGGACCAATGGGAGATACGAAAAGGAGGGCGCGAAATGAGAATAGACTACGATAAAGATCAGTTAAGTTACGCTTTGGTAAATGCGTTAAAAGAACGTGACGAGGCACGGGAAAAATACGATGCACTTGCAACCGAGCATATGTTTGTGGTTAATAAATTGTGCAAAGAACTTGACGATGCAAGGGAGGCTTTAATGAAGATTGAGGATTTGTTTATCGACGGCACAGATATTTACGCAGATAGGGAAAATATGGGACTGATTGCTAGAGCGGCATTGGAGGACGCAAAATGAAAAAGCAAGAACTATGGGCTAAATATATTGAAAAAAATCCGTCATTTGACGGATTAGGAACAGTAACAATGTCAGCAAGAGGTTTGCGTAAAATGTTTAACCAGACTTGGGACATTGCATTTGAAGCTGGATTTAAGCAAGAGTTTGAGGATGATGAGAAAGAAGATGATTATCCAGAACCAATTAGGCATAGCGTAGATGCAATAAACATCTTCGACACAATTTTCGGAAAACGATGAATTCACTTGAACAATACATTGAATATGAAAAACTTGATCCAGTAAAAGCTATGAACGCATTGCAGGATCACGGAATAATCAGCGACAATTGCATTGATGCAAAAGATGTTATCGATGCTGGAGTAGCAATAACTTGGTTAGATCAGAACTTTTTTAAACTATGAGCGGAGGACACTTTGATTACGTTCAATATAAGTTGGAAGATATTGCCGATGAGATTGAGAGGATTGTTCAAGAGAACGATTCTAATGAGGTCAACGAGTGGGGAGATCGTATTGGAAAGAATTATAAGGAAGAAACGCTTTACGAGTTTATGCTTGGCGTGACTTTCATTCTTACTGCTGCAACATACATTCGGAGGATTGATTACTTGCTGTCTGGAGACGATGGTGAGGATTCGTTTCATGCGAGATTATCGGAGGACATGGGATATGAAGAAGAACAGGAAGAATCTTAAATCATATTTTCCCGGCAAGGACTGCAAGTGTCATGCGTATGATGCTGGCGAGTGCGGATGTCCAGCCGACTGGACTCCAACGGAGGTTTACAAACTTCGATACGAGAACGAGGATTTGAAATCACTTTGCAAGGAGTTCTTGGATATTCTGAGTATTACTGAGGTGAGCGATAACGGAACAATATTCCATCCAACGCGAATTACTTCATGCAGGGTGCAGGATGCGATGAGGATAAACAAAATTCTTGCGCATATCTGTCGAATTGTGACAGATTCTAACAAAAATACATGAATATAGAACAAGAAATAACAAAATTAACGCAGGAATGGTATGCGTTGATGGGAGAAGATCACCACAAGGATCGTGACTGCCACTGGTATATTGAAACCAAGTGGAGTTATTGTAACAGTCCGATATACAAGGTGATCCATCATGGCTATATATTGGATCGCATCGAGGAAAACTGGAGCAGTTATGAAGGCGCATTGAATAGGTTGCGCGAAATTCTTATTGATGCTATTAAGGAGATTAATGAGTTCAGAGACAACGATCAAAACTGGAGGTAAAATGACAAGAGCAGAAGCACAGCGGAAATCAAACGATAAATATATGTCTGGAAAAATAACAAAAGAAGAATGGAGTAAAGAGTTTGATGATTTGTCAAATGTCCGAATTTGGTTAGCAGACGGGAGGATTGAAAATGGAAGCAAAAGCAACTCTTGAATTTAACCTGCCAGAGCAGGAGTGGGATTTTAAATACGCTTGTGCTGGATTGGATGCGCTATTGACACTGAACGACATTGATCAGGAGCTTCGGTCAGCGGTGCGTTACCATACTGGCGAATTCACGCATTACATTGACGAAGAAACTGGCGAGCGAAAGTTTTGCTGCAATGATACATTGCATCATGTTCGCAAGGTTATAAACGAAATGGTTCACGAACGAAAATTGCCAGAACTAATTTGACAGCAGATGTTAAAAACGCAATTGCCTTGGCAGAAAAAATTCGTGCCGAGGTTGATAACGCGACTGATGAAGATCGCGGGATATTGCTTGCCGCAAAGTATATTATAACAAATGTTTCAAATACAACTGGCAACTTTAAAGTAGACCTGCCGTTTGCAAAAAATGTTGTATTGCAGTTTGTCAACGAACTGCTTAACAAAGATCAGTTTGAAGCGGCGGCAACTGTCTTGTGGGGTCAACAGGTTTATGATTGGCGACCACAATCCTCAATGGATACATGGAGATGCTTGTTTGACCATGACAAGTTGTTGATCCAAGGTGCTGGAGCGATGGGAAAAACATTTGGCGCAGCGGCATGGTTTCTGCTGGACTGGATGCGTGACCCTCACTACACTTGCATTAAAGTTGTTTCACTTACTGCTGAACACGCTCAACGCAACGTATTTGCTGCTATTAAAAAGTTTTATACAACTGCATTGGTTCGTCCAGAATTTGATGGTAGTGAAACGCTTGTAAAAAGCATACAAGCAAATAATGATTCTAAGAACGGAATTCATCTTGTAGCTATTCCGAAAGGCGATAGCGGAACGGGAACTCTTCGTGGTTTCCACCCAAGTCCAAGATCAGGCAAGCCGCATCCGACATGGGGTCAGATGTCCAGAACTCATGTTGTGCTGGACGAAGCGGAAGAAGTTCCTGCTGGAGTGTGGGAGGGTCTGCAAAACATCTTGTCCGCTGCTGATACCGAAGGCGCAAAGGGACGCATTAAAATTTTTGCTGCATCTAACCCGAAAGATAGGACAAGCGAGTTTGGCAAGCGGTGCGAACCAGAGCGGGGTTGGGGATCGGTTGATTGCGAGGATGACTTTGAATGGGAGTCACGCGATGGTTGGCACGTCTTGCGCCTTGATGCCGCACGATGCGAAAATGTCATTGAGCAGAAAATTGTTTTTCCCGGCTTGCAAACCAACGAAGGCTACACGGCATACGAGGCGAAAGGCAGAACCGCTGAATATTTTACGATGGCGAGAGGTTGGTTCCCGCAGGAAGGTATCAGCATGGCGATTATTACTCCGTCAATGGTTGATAACGCGATGGGTAACGTGCGGTTTATTGGGCCTGTAGTGCCTCTGGCAGCGTTCGACTTGGCACTGGAAGGCAATGACACTGTTGTTTGTTCTTTCGGAAGATTTGGCCTTTGTGACGGGTGGACACCGATGAGCGGCCAGTTTATTCCGTTCAAGACTCCGAGAACAGTATTGCAGCTTGATTCTCAGATGACATTCCCGAAAGCGGCAACGCTGGAGCAAACTTACAACATCATCAAGTTTTGTAAGAACATGAAGATTGCTCCGAACTGGTTATGCGTTGACCGAACTGGCAATGGTGCAGGCATCCATGACTCGTTAAAAACTTTGTTTGGTGATGATGTGCTTGGAGTGAACTATTCTTGGGCGGCAACGGACACGCATATCCTAGGCGATGATTCACAGAAGGCGAGCGAGCTTTACAACGGAGTTGTAACTGAATTGCTGTTTGGTTTGTCCAAGTATCTTGAGTTTGAATATTTAAAAATATCACCGGGGTTCAGCAACGATCAACTTGTTCGGCAAGCTACTGGAAGGCGTTATATGCAGAAAGGAAAAGGCATGGTGCGCGTAGAAAGTAAAAAAGATTATGTTAAGCGGACACGGCAACCATCACCTGACGCTTTGGACTCGCTTTCGATGCTGGTATTTCTTATGAGGCAACGAGCAGGATCAACTGCGACTATGGTAGAAAACAAAAAAGAAGCTCCTCGGTTAATGGATCGCGGAATGCAATCCATCGTTGACAAAATAGAATTTATCGATTTTAGCGAATAAATGCAACATATCAAAAGTAGCGTATAATCAAATGTGGTTTGATTTATTTATCAAATGTGATGCACTAAGTGGTGATTGCTTGCTTTATTTATCAAATATGATGCGTTAAGATCATATTGCTTGCTTCATTTATCATAAAAGATAAATTATGCTTGCAAGATTTTAAAATTTAAATTAAAGAACACAAAATTATGGCAAAACCTATTATTGGAATGATACCTCCCGGTGGATGGCACTACATGGAAGGAGATGTAAAATTGACATCTCATTCTTATGAATTTCTTTTGACAACAGTGCAAAATTATCGTGCGGAAAATCATTTGCCAATCGGCGATGTTGAGGGTGATGTCAGTAGTTACCTTTGTTCTAACTGGCCTAATTTTTGTCATGGAGTTGACATGGTTGTTGTGACTTCAGTCCATCCAGAAACAAGTCAGCAAACTTTGTTAAACGACATTACTGTTTGGGCAAAAAACATTTTAAATTCTGGCAAGAAAAATTTGCTTGTTTCTGACGAATTGGCTGAACAACGCGCACAAGTTTGCAAGACTTGTCCAGAAAATAAATCGTGGAAATCAGGTTGCGCCTCGTGCGTTTCTGCTGCTGAACGTGTGTCTGCCAGCGTTAGAAATGGTAAAGATACAGAGACATCAGTAAAACTTGGTGGTTGCAATGTAATGCGACACGATAATCGTAGCGCAGTATTCATGTTCAAAAAACAATTGTCAGCAGCATCAAATACCCCTAAAGATTGTTGGATAAATTTGAATAAATAAAAAATAAATTATGGCTGACGTATTAAAACCGTTACCAGCAATAGTAACAGATACCTATGCGACAAAATCTCCTCGCATTACTAACGCTTATGACAAACCTCGCATTCTTGATTTGGATGTTGTTGATTCCACTGCTGGGAATAATGATGTTGTCAATAAAGATACTTTGCAGGTTAAGCGAACATTTAAAGATGCCGCGCAAGCGCACTCTGCGTATCGCAGGCTTAAACAGCAAAATGTCGAAAGGAATAGGAAAAATCAACTGATCCAAAAGAAGCTCAACAATGAGCCTCCATATGCTGCAAAGAAGCTGGAAAGCATGGGCCAAAATTGGCGTTCTAATCGTCCTACTGGATTCTTGTCCACGATGGTTAGTCGAATTCAACCTCCTTTTCGGCAGGTCATCGAGCAGGCTACAACTCTCACCTTCTCCAAGTATCCAGTCGAAGGAGTAGACGCAGAAAATAAAACCAAAGTTTTCCGCGAAGAAATTACCAAGTGCATCCGTGGTTGGAGTGGTCACGATGACATCGTGGCACAAGTTGTCCATGAAAATACCACATTTGGATTTTGTGGTCTATGTTGGGACGATTTGCGCGATTGGAAACCAGAATTTTTGCGCCAAGATTATACGTTCTTTTCCATTGAAACTCCACAGGAGGTTGACGCAACTCCAATTTGGGCGCGTAAACGCCGATACCAGATCGCGGAATTGCTTCCAGTCCTTGAAGACCCGCAGATGGCAGCAATGGCAGGGTGGCATATCAAGAACCTCATTAAGTCAATAAACAACGCAATTCCCGCTGGTAGAACGCTGGATTCTGATGATGACGCTCGTCGTTACGAGGACTGGATTCGTGAAGGATCGTATGGCGCAAGCTACGAGAATGACGCGAAATATGTTGAGCTTGGCGAGTTGCTGGTGAAAGAACCGCACGGCAAGATTAGCCGCTTTCTTTTTGACGATAAGAGCGGAGACGAAATTTGCACACAGATTGACCGATACAACGCGATGAGCGAATGCCTCGCATTGTTTGCAATCGAGATCGGCAACGGCAATCTCATGGGTTCCCGTGGTGCAGGACGCGACCTTTACAACACGCATATTGCAGTTGACAAAGCTCGAAATCTTGTTGTGGACAATGTTTACCTCAAAGGAATGTTGCTGCTCAAGAAAGGCCCGAATGCAAAAGCAGGCGCAGCACCGCTGACTGTCCATCATCCTATCTGCTATATCGCGGAAGGATATGAAGTCATTCCGCAAAACTTGCCAGCGGATGTTGATGATTTCCTGCGATTGGATCAGTTCATTTCTGGTCTTGCTGAAATTCAAGTTGGAACATTTTTGCCGGGAATGCCAATGGAAGCGCAAGGCAGTAAGCGCACGGCATCTGAAGTAAATCGCGTTGCTGCTATCGAGAATCAGCTTCGTGAAGGCATCTTGATGCGTTGGACAAAACAATACTCCAAAGCAGTTGAGCGTATGCAGCGAGGTATCTGTCATCCAGAACACGTCAAAGCTGCTGCCGAACTTAAAACTCGTCTTGACATCGCTCGTCAAATGGTTCCATCAGCGACATGGGCAAGGCGTGAAGTTGTTGATGCTTTTGATCGGTCTGTCATGGACTTGCCATCGTTCCTTGTGCCTTTCGAGATTCCAGATCATTTGGATGAAGACGCAATTTTCTGTTGCTTGAATATGCTTGAACGTAACCTTCCTCCTGCTGACATCTTGCTCATGGCATATAGTCCAGCGGAAGAGTTGCTGCCTGACACGCAGGCGCAGGACAACGCGATGCTTGATTTGATGATCCAACGTTACATGGGCAATCCGCAAGTCAACCAAGACGAGTTGCTGAAGCTCGATTGGTCACGCAAGATGGGTGAAAGCATTGCCAACCAAGTTATCCTTCCGAAAGATCAGGTTGAGGCACTTGCAATTGAAGCTACTCGCCAACAGATTATCGAGTTGCAATCTATCATTGCTGGTCAAGACGTTCCTGTATCTCCGAGAGACAATGACATCGTTCACCTTGACACGATGGCACAAAAACTCATGCCGCTTATTGAGCAAGCTCCCGCTGGCGCGTTGCCTCCAGAAATGGTTGCGCCATTTATGAAAGCGTTGCAGCATTTCATGATGCACATTGGACAAGCTGAAGCGAAGGGTGCAAACTCGCAGCAAGTGACACAATACAAGCAAGCGGCAAGGCAAGCGTTTGATCATTTGACAGCAGGTCACGGAACACCGCCACCAGAAGAACTACAACCAGCGGCAGGCGCAGGATTGCCATCAGGAGGAGGAGGACGCAGACCAGTTGTTGCACAGGCAAGGGCTGTTGGCGAAATGACAGAGCAATCAGCACCAACACAACTTGGAACGATTGACGCAATCGCCAATCCTCCGAAACCAGTTACAGCAGGATAAACAAAAACAAAATAACACTATGGGCGGATCAAACTCACAAGCACTGAAGAACTACAAGAAATACGCGATGCAGGAAGCACAACCTGATCGCGGAGAAGGTATGTCACAAGAAACAGCAGACGCATATGCTAAATTTGACAACAACTCATCTACTCCAAACGCATTTGGACGCGATGCAAAAAAAGTTGATCCAGCATCCGTTATTAAAAAAGAAGATGTTAATCCAAATTTGACTAAAAAGCCAATGTCGTCTTATGATGCCATTGACGCAGGATTGCGATAAGCTTCCTCTGGATAAGAACCTCGTTAGATGCCAGTATGTGACTTGGTTTTTATCCAAGCCAGCCATGAGCACACTGCAATAAACAAATACATAACAAATTATGAAATGGACAAGTGCAGATAGCGTTACCTTACGGGAATATTTAAATAAATCTGGTAATAAATTGATAGAATATTACCGCTCGCGCATTCCGTTGTGCGATGGTAAATCTATCGAGGAAGTTGCGTTGCAAGCAAAGTTCAAAGAGGGTTTTGAATTTGCTATTCGTGAACTGCAAGACTTATCTGCAAATAACGAAGAAAACCAAGACGCAACCTCTGGTAATTTTACCGCAATGTAATTATGGCAAAAACTAAACAACAAGGATTGTGGGCTAATATCCACGAAAAGAGGAAACGCATCGCTGCTGGTAGTGGCGAGAAGATGAGGAAACCCGGATCAAAAGGCGCACCTACTGCAAAGGCAATTAAAGAATCAGCTAAAACAGAGAAAAAGAAATGAAATCAGCACCAGCAAAAGGCAAGAAGTCAGTCAAGATTGTTAAGAACAAAGCGACTGGCAGGACTAAAAAAGTATCCTATGGTCAGAAAGGTGCAAAGATATCACCGGGCAGCATCCGTGGGGACAGTTACTGCGCGAGAAGTTTAGGCATTAAAAAAGCACTTCCTAAAAGCAAACAAAACGATCCCAATACACCAAATAATTTAAGCCGCCGCAAATGGAAGTGTGCCGGGGCTAAATCAATGAAATAAATTTATGACAGATACCAACGAAAACACAGTAGAACCAGACGTAACAGGATTTGGAAACCCAAGTCTTGACTCAGACCCAATCGATGAAACAACAAGCGCAACAATTGACAACTTGCTTGATGAGGCACTTGGAGAAACAATAGAAAACAATGAACAACCTAATACTGCTGATACTGGAGAAAATACAGACAATTCACTTGAAGATTCAGTTGTTCCTACGGAAACGCAGGGCGAAAAACCAACTCAAGAGAGTCAGAGCAATGTTCAGCCAGAACCGCAGCAACCAGTCGAGCCAAAAATCGACATCGATCCAGAAATTGCCGCTATCGAGCAACCTCGGAATCTCTCGGAAAAAAACCAAAGCAACTGGCGCAAGCTCCAAGAAACCGCAAGTCAATACAAGCAACAAGCCGCCGAAGCAGAAGTTCTGCGTCAACGACTCTCCGAAGCAGAGCAGCGGAAAGAAATCCCGCAAGATTACGAAGAACTCAAAAAGTTCCGCGCAATCTTCGACATCAAAAACGATCCAGAGTTCCAAAGCAAATACGAAGCACCAATCCAAAGTGCCAAAGAAAGTATATATGGAATTTTAAGAAAGCATGGTGCTGGAGACGATGTAATCAAGTCGATTGAAGACGCTGGAGGGCCAGATAAAGTTGCAGACAGTTTTTGGAAACAGTCTGCATTTCAGAAACTGCCATTGACAGACTCTGAAAGGCTCAAACGTGGTCTGGTTGATGTTTCCGAACTCAAGGAAAAGCAAGAAGCTGAAATTTCTCATGCCGCTGATCACGCTGAAGAAATCCTAACTCAACGCGAAACGCAAAATAAAGAATGGTATGGCAAGGAAGTTGAGCAGATTGACAATTACATGGAGGAGATTACAAAAGACCTCCCGTGGGCAAGGTTTGTTGAGCCTCTTCCAAATGCGACTCCAGAGCAACTGAAGCAGGTCGAGGAACACAATAAACGGGTTGGAGACTTGGCAACCAAGTTCAACTCTGCATTGTGGCCTACAACGGCACAGGAACGCGCCAATGTCGCTGCATCTGCTGTCTTCAGTCATGTGCTTACAGAGCAGCTACGCACCGAGCAGGCGCAAAAGAACGCACTCATGGATCAAGTCAAGCAACTCACCTCTGAGAACAATAAGCTCAAAGGCAGTTCCAAGTTGCCAAAGCAAACAGTGACAACTCAATCATCAAATAAACCATCAAATTTGTCTGATCGGATTAAAATGAATGCCGCAGACGCAATTGACCTTGGTTTGGATGAGGCAGGATTATAAAAGTATAGCAGGTTTAGTGTATAACTAGATAAACTTAGTATAAATTAAGAATATGGAAGTAAAAATATCACCAGATGAACGCATTACAATGAACGCATTGGACAATTTTGATCCATTCGCTCGAAATGGAGTGCCAACACAACCTGTAAATCAACCGAAAGTTGCAAAAAAGCCCGGACGCAAGCCAAAAGAAGAGGTAAGTGAGCAAAATGAGGATCGTAATGTTGATATTGGCACACAGAACGAGACAAAACCTCTGGAAACTATCGAAAATGCGGTTCCAGAACCACAAATTGAAGAGGAACTACACAAAACATTGCCACTACAGCAACCAATTGTAGAGTCCCGATCTTCTGAAGGGTTGCCGAGCTACCGAACAGAGTTTGCTGGTCGAGACATCTTCGTTGGGTTCTCTGCCGTAAAGCAAACAAACCCAATTACCGCATTTTCCATGATCAACATGGCACTTGACTTTGGCCGAGACAAAATCCGCTTTGACTTTGCAACAACTGGTAATTTTTATCATGGAAAAAACGAACTTGCTAAAAAGTTCCTTCAGACAGACGCAAAATACCTGCTTTTGATCGACAATGACATTGTTCCATCCATTGGAAGACCAGCATGGGCAAAATCAACGATTGGAGCGGCACAGAACGTGCAAGATTCCGCATTGCAGCGTCATGTAATTCATCGTTTGATCGGAAGTGGAAAATCTATTATTGGCGCAGCATACTTTGAAAACCAACTCGCGGATTCAATTGTTTGCTCAAACAAAGATTTGGGATCAAAAGCCAAATCATATCCCGAAGAGATTGTGCCTGTAGACTGGACTGGTTCTGGATGTATGCTAATCCATCGTCGCGTATTTGCTGACATTGGCGAGCGTCAAGGAGGGTTTTTCTTTCCAGATGACATTTCGTTCTGCAAGCGTGCAAAAGACGCAGGACATCAACCGCACATTGACCTTGGGATTCCAGTATTCCATGTCGGGTATAAATCATACTAATAAAGACCAAAATTTACCATTTCGGGTATAATGAAGCCTAAGATTTACTCATATTACGAAAGCATCCAGACCTTGCCGCAGGCAGAGCAATTTGCTCGCGCAAACTACTGGAAGACATCGTGGGAAAAAAATGGTTGGGATTGCGTGATGCTTAACCGCTCACACGCGCAAGCCAGCAATGCATATCAAAAGTTCATGGCAAAAATAATGAAGATGTCATTTGACTTGCCAATGGACTACCAACACGTCTTCCCGCAGATTATCGCTCGATATTCCCGATGGTCTGCGCTTCATGCGGCAGGAGGTGGGTGGATGAGCGATTACGATGTTGTCAATATTAATTTCACTCCACACGATGCGGTCAGATTTGAATCTACTCTCAACATCGTTTCTGGAGAACCATGCTACTTGTTTTTTGCAACACGCGAGCATTGCGCTTCCGTAATGAGCAAATTTATTCAAGAGGATTTTTTTGTTGACAACAGACTTCGTTTTGAATCCGAAATTCTTGGAGTAGAAAGCAAATTGTCGGATATGCTAAACCAAGTTCGACACATTGAAAAAAGTGACAAGCCAAAGTCTGAAGTTATGGCATCACTCATGTAGCAATACTCATTCTGGAAGGCTTGAGGTTGGCGGCAAGAGACACTTCGCCTGTTATGGTGATGAAGTGTCTTGAACAATACTCATTCCGTATAGGAATCGGCAGTATGGCATTTCGACATTTACGTTGCTATCTTTATCGGGCCGCACCAACACTCAACAAACACCCATTAGCAACGCCTTCGCCTATCCCGTGCAAACATTGCAATTTTAATCGCAATATTTACCGAACTCGGAATAACGTGTTTACCCAAATAAAAATTTGAGCGGGAAAATTGGCATGGTTACAGCATATGTTTTTCCCTGTGCGTTTCCGACAAGTAAACCCAAAGGATTCGTTGTCGCTCTCTCTGTCATATTTCGCTCACAGATATAGCACCTTTGCGAGCTACTTTGGGGAACTGCGTGAGCTTCATGCCAAGTAAAAACCCGCCTTGATATTCACAGTATCAAGACGGGTTATTTTTACCAGAGAGGAAATTTTATTCGCCTGAATCCTGTGAAAATTCAAGTAAGATGAAAGCAAGCTACGAGACGATTGAATATCTGTCAAATATTTTTTGAAAATATTTTTTAAAAATATTGTTGACAACTTTTGAAAAATATTGCAGTCGATAAATATCTCGGCGAGCAGACTCCGTATGTCTGTGACTCCGTGGAAGTCAAAGAATCCACACTACAGGCCGCACAACAAGCCCAGCGTGCCGGGGCGAACAAACAAGAAACAAAGCAAGATGATCAATTTCGTGACATCACGAAAATGATATTCCTGCGAACTTGAATGTCGTTCCCGAAGTTTTCTAAACAACGGGTCGGTTCAAGCAGAACAAAACCCAAACACAAACAAAACTAAAATAGAAAACTAAAATTATGCCTAACGATTGTATTCCATTGGCGACAGTTCAAAACTTCGCCTCCAAAGACGTAAACCGCATCATCGGACAAATTGCCCGTGTGCTTGCGCGTAAATCACCTTACATCAACTCCATTGATGGTGGCACTCTGCCTTCCGTTTCGGACGTTGTTCGTAGCGTGGTTGAAGAAATGGCAGTTCCTGCCGCTTCGCTCGCTTCTCCTACCTTCGTGAATGACCTTTCGCTTTGCGGCGTTGGTGCTACTCCCGATCAAGTTGGTTCGACTGAGTATCAGTTCCAGCTTCAGACACTTCGTGGTGCAGGCCCACGTGTTTGCGTCAAGCAAGCTCGCACTGCCTTCAAAGGTTCTTATCTCCAAGCTCAAGTTTCGCTTGAGAAGACGATCCTTCAGATCATCAACGCCGACATCCGATATCAGTATCTGATCCAGTCTGGCATCAAGTATGTTGTGGATTCCACAGCAGCTTTCACAAGCAACCTCACTGGCGATATGCAGCAGATCAACACCTTGTTTGCTAACAAAGTGCCTGACGCGCCAATGAACTTCAAGACCCTCTATCGCATTGGAACTTTCCTCCGCGAAGAGATGCTTGCCGAACCTTTCGCAACGAAAGATGGCGAGTTCTTCCAAGTTCTTGCTTCCGCCGATCAGATCGAGAACTTCCGCAATGACGCTGATGTCAAGGAAGACCTTCTCTATCTCTCCGCTGGTAGCTTCAAGCTCGGTGAAGAGTCCATCTCTGGTTATCAGTTCATGGGCTATCGTGGGTTTGCTTTTGGTATCGACCAACAGCCTCTCCGCGCTACTGCAAACGTTGCTGGTGTCTTGACTCTGGTCAACCCAATCGTTTCAACTGCCGTTACGAATGGTTTTGCTCAACGCCGCAATCCAGCTTGGGTTGCCGCTCCATACGAAGTCATGTTCGTTATCGCTGGTGAAGCGTTCAAACGCCTTGTTCCAGAAAACTATGTTGGCGAAGGCACATTTAAATTCGCTCCTCAACTCGCCATGGGTGAACTTGAGTGGACTTACTTCCGCGACAACGATTGTAACCTGTATGGTGACTTCGGTCAGCATATCTATCAAATCCAACGCGCTATTCAGCCACTTCGCCCACAAAACGTGTGCGCTATTGTTTATCGTCGTTGCCCATTTGATGGCAATCCTACGCCTTGCGTAATTCCTTAATCAAATAGGTTGGTATCGGTGGCAGTGTTATTAAGTTGACACTGCCACCTCATCAGCTTACAAATTAAATTATGGAAATTCCGTCGATTCTTGATACAGCAAAATATCGCCATCTTGTTTTAGATGGAGTCAATTCAATTGAAACATCACTTGCAGGATTGCAGGGATTTCAGATTCCAGAGTATGACGAACTTGCGTTGACATATTACGGAACAACAAACAACATTGCTACTGTTGTATATAAAAAAGCATCTGCCGTTGTTGCTACTCTCACATTGACGTATGCCGTTCAACCTCCAACAGTGAATGACGCTAATTTGATAAAAGTAGTGATTTCGTAATTATGGCACTTACATTTAATCCATTTACTGGGAAACTTGATTTCACAGGAAGTCAAGCAACAGCAGCAATCGGAGCAACAGGTGCAACAGGCCCATCAGGTGGCCCGACTGGAGCCACAGGTTCTACTGGCAGCACAGGTGCAACTGGTATTGGTGCAAGCGGAGCAACTGGCGCAACTGGGCCAGTTGGAGCAAGCGGATTAAGTGTTACGGGAGCAACTGGCGCAACAGGCTCTGGAGCTACTGGAGCAACTGGCGTGCAAGGTCAACAAGGTGCTACTGGAGTTGGCGCAACTGGACTTTTTGGAGCTACTGGCGCAACAGGTTTGACTGGAGACCAAGGAAGCACAGGCGCAACGGGGTTGACGGGAAGTGTTGGTTCTACAGGCGCAACAGGATTAGAGGGTAGCACAGGCGCGACAGGCATTCAAGGCGTTGTTGGAGCAACTGGAAATGAAGGTTCTACAGGAGCAACTGGATTACAGGGTGCAACTGGTGTTACTGGATTAATTGGAGCAACTGGATTACAGGGAACAACTGGAATTGGAACTACTGGAGCTACAGGAGTTTCTGGAAACGATGGAGCCACTGGAAGCACTGGCGCACAAGGTTCCACAGGTGCTACCGGAATCGCTGGAGGTCAAGGTTCGACGGGTGCAACTGGATCAACTGGTATTGATGGTGCAACTGGAGCAACTGGCGTAGGTGCAAGCGGTTCTACTGGAGCGACAGGACTCACGGGAGCTACTGGATTGACTGGTGCTGGTGGAGCTTCTGGTTTTTACGGGTCATATTTTAGCAACGTTGATCAAACCGCTGCCGCTATTAATACTGCATATGCAATGACAGTAAATAATGTCATTGGAGAAAATGGAATTTCTGTTGTTAGCGGATCACAAATTACTTTTACTTCTTCGGGAACATACGACATTCAATTTTCCGCTCAATTGCATAACAATGGTGGTGGGGGTGGGGGAAACACTGTTCAGATTTGGTTCCGCAAAAATGGAACTGATATTCCAGATTCTGCAACAAGAGTTGCCGTCCCAACAAATACTCCATATGTGGTAGCGGCGTGGGACTTCATGGATAATTTTGCCGCTGGAGACAATTTCCAGATCATGTGGTCAACTAACAATACGAATATTGGTATTGACCACAACACAGCAACTGCACCAGCACCGAATATTCCATCGGTAATTATTTCAGTAATGCAGGTGATGTATAACCAGCTTGGGCCTCAAGGAGCAACTGGCGCAACTGGCGCAGCAACAACTCCAACTGATATTCAAATTTTTTCAACTCCCGGTGCATACACTTGGACAAAACCTGCTGGTGCAAAATCTGTTCATGTTGCTGTTATTAGTGGTGGCGGCGGTGGTGGTTCTGGGCAAATGAGTGCTTCTGCAACGCCTGCATCTGGCGGTGGCGGCGGTGGTGCTGGAGCAAGAAGTTTTGTAACATTATCTGCCGCATTGCTTGGAGCTTTTGAAAATGGCAATGTTGGATCGGGTGGTGCTGGCGGCGCATCTGTAACATCTGTTGGACTTGGTATTAACGGAACACCCGGAACTATTTCTAATTTTGGACTATGGGCCTATGCCGATAGAGGTGGGAATGGCACTGGAGGCGCATTAGGTGCTGGTGGCTCTGCTGGTTCTGGTGGAGGTAGAGCAATTTTTACTGGCGGCACAGGAGCAAATGGATCAGCGACAGGCGCAGGATCAAATGCAGGACAAAATACAGGTGCTGGTGGAGGTGGTGGAGGTGGCGGTGGAACGCCGGGGTCGGTAACAGCGGGTGCTGGTGGAACAGGAGGATTAGCGACTTCATATAATGGATCAGCTACTGCGCCTGCCGCTGGCGCAAATGGGCCTGATGTTCCAACTGGCACTCCGCTTAACGCATCTGGCGGCGGTGGAGGAACAGCAAGTTTTACAGCACCCGCAATGGCGGGAGGCAACGGAGGACTCTATGGTGCTGGTGGCGGTGGAGGTGGAGGTGGCAGTGGATTTGCATCTGGCAAGGGCGGCAACGGATCGCAAGGTATTGTTGTTGTCACAACTTATTTTTAATATGACTGAGAAATACGCAGTAATCAATACTGAGGGTGGATGGTTAGAATTCTTAACAGATTGGGATAAAGACTTGTATCCATTGTGGCAACCACTGCCCGGAAGATATGCAGTTTTAGCAAGCGAAATTAATTTATCAGAACTTCCAACTATTTTTGATCCAGTCGAGATTTTCGTTGACATCGAAGAAGCTGGATCGTATTAACACTTTCATTGTTGAAAAACTCAACAAGAAAAACAAAAACACAAAAACTAAACTAAACAACATAAACTAATTATGCCAAACAACGACATCAACCGCACACGCTTCAGCAATCGTCATCGTCTTCTCGGTGATCCAGCAGGAGCAGGCGCACCGCAATCCGCTCTCACAGCAGAGTTGGCCCACAACGAAAACGACAACATCCTCTACATCGGAACAGGCAATGACGGAGCAGGTAATGCTACCGCCATCGTCCCAATCGCTGGTGAAGGTCACTTCTCGACCCGTAGCTACGCTGAGTCCCTGAGTGGTGGAGTTCAATCCGCCCTCGACGCAGAAGTTACTGCACGTCAAACTGCTGTTAGTGATCTCTCCAGCCGAGTTGACGCACTTGTATCCAACACGGATGCAGCGGCCCTTGACTCCCTTTCGGAAGTTGTAACAGCTTTTCAACAGGCTGATTCTGATCTTAACGGAGCCATTTCCGCTCTCGGCACATCGGCGACATCCGCCCTTGGTGCTGAAGTTACTCGCGCTCAAGCCGCTGAAGCTGAACTTGCTTCGGATATTTCCGACGAAGAAGCCGCTCGTATCGCCGCTGACAACATCCTGACTGGCGATGTCAGCAATCTCGTTAGCCGCGCCAACACCAACGACACTCGTAGCACCGCTATTGAGACTGCCGCTGGTATTGTCGAAGGACGTGTTAGTGAAGCTGAGACAGACATTATCGCAATTGAAAATGCTGCTACGACCTTGACTGGCCGTGTTAGCACTTTGGAGAGCGACCTTGCTAGTGAAGTTAGCCGCGCTGAAGCTGCGGAGGCTGAACTTGAGAGCGACCTTGCTGCTGAAGTAACTGCTCGTATTGCTGCTGTTAGCGCAGAACAAACCCGCGCCGAAGCTGCTGAATCCGGTCTTGCTGACGACATCGCTAGCGAAACATCGGCTCGTGAAGCTGCTATCTCTGCGGAACAAACTGCACGTGCCGCCGCTGTTTCTGCCGAAGCAACTGCTCGCGCTGCTGCGATCTCTGCTGAGACCACTGCCCGTGAATCCGCTATCTCGGCTGTTAATAGCCGTGTTGATTCGGTTCTGAGCAACATCGACCCTGCCGCCCTTGACTCGCTCACGGAGGTTGTGTCTGCATTTCAGTCGGCTGACGGTTCCCTCACGGACGCAATCACCAACCTGACTGCAAGCTCGGCCACTGCTGTTGCTGCTGAAGAGACCCGCGCTCTTGCTGCTGAAGCCGCTCTGCAAACTGCAATCGACAACGAAGTTTCTGCTCGCCAAACGGCTATCAGCGACCTCGCTTCGGAGATTGCTAGTGATATTGCTGACGAAGTTTCCGCACGTGAAGCTGCCGTAGCCTCGCTCCAGACTGCAATTGATAACGAGGTTTCTGCTCGTACAAGCGACGTTCAGAGCGTCCGCGACGTTACCGACAACCATGAGACCCGCCTTTCGTCGGCTGAAGGCACGATTGCTGGTCTTGGCACAATGTCAACCCAGAACTCCAGCAATGTAAGCATCACTGGTGGTTCTATCAGCGGCGTTAACCTCCAAGCCTCCAGCATGGAAATCAGCGGTGCAGGTTCAACTGCGCTTTTCGTTGGTGCTGCTGGTTCAGTTGGTATCGGAACTGAAACTCCTTCCACTGCGCTCGACGTTGTTGGATCGGTCACTGTTTCGCAAAACATCATCGGTTCTGGAACAAGCACACTTACTGGGTTCATCCTCGGTGGTGGCACGTTCTAATCTGAACTAAACTAAATAACACCCTGCCGTTACAATGCGTAGCGGCAGGGTTATTTTGGCAATCTATTTTTTAAATATTATGGCACTAACAGACAACCTTCGCGCTTTTTATAAACTCTCCGACCTCACCGACTCCTCCGGCAACAACCGCACCCTCACCAACAACGGCAACGTCTCTTTTGCTTCTGGCAAAATTGGGAATGCTGCTGTGTTTGATCAAGGATCACTTTCACGAGACGCATCGTTTCTTGCCAACACTTCAGAGCTATCTATTTCTTGCTGGTATAAAAATAGCGTAGGCTCTCCGATATTTAGCATTTGGGGTGGAGGTAGTAACGATTTTTCACTAGTGACAGGTTGGGGTGATGGCACGCAAATCGGAATGGGGTTCTTTACTGATTCTAGCGGAGGTTTTTATTCTTTCGCTGAAGGCAGTGCAATCCCAGATGACGGACAATATCACCATGTTGTTATGGTATATAGTTCTTCAAATTCTTCATTTAAAGCATTTGTTGACGGAAATTTAATTGGCTCAGAATCAATAACAGGCGCGCTTTGCACGGCTGAATCTTTGAGCCAACTTGTTTTAGGCTCTGAAGCAGATCGTGTTGATGCCTTTTCCGCTTCAATCGACGCAGTCGGCATCTGGAACCGCGCATTAAGTGACGCAGAAGTTGCAGAACTCTATAACAACGGAACTGGTTTGGAACTTGATGGCGTTGCTCAACCAACGCTTGTCAAAATGCAAGCTCCAGTTAAATTCTTCGGAAAAGTTAAATTTGGAGTCTAAAATCAAATGCCGTCCGAAACCGAAATCCCATCACGCATCCTCCCATTGCAGAGTTTAATCCCCGGTGCTAAACCATCAACTTCTCAATGGATCGAACGCGAAATTGCGATCAACGTGACGGACGGCAAGATTTACGTTCGGGTTGACGAGGCTCCCATCCTCGTCGCCGAGCGTATGCCTACACCACCAAGCGACACAGGAACATTTGCACTTAAAGTTGTAAATGGAATTTACACTTGGGTTGAAGAATGAAATTCCTTGTTTCCATATTTGTTATCTTACTGACAAGTTGCACATCTACTCCCCCAGTAGATCAACCGCAATTCGTCGGTAAATACAAAAATGCTTGCTTGCCAGAAGCAATCGCCATGACACAAGCATTGAAACAAAGTGGGATTCAAGCAAAAGTTCTTGTAGTAAATACTCCTAAGTTTAGCCATGCGTTGTCATGCTACCTTTATCCAACAAACCAAAACAAACTTTGGGTTTGGGATTCATATTGGAAAAGCATGAACCTTCGCGCATGGTGGGATAATTCTGATTCGGTTGCAAAAGAGTGGCTGAAATGGTGCAGTGCAGAAACCAAACTTACGAGTTCTCACTTTATAGAAAACTAATTTTATGATGGAGCAAGATGACATTCAGCGAACGCTCGGAATACTTTCCGGTAAACTTGATCTTGTGTTAGAAAATCAAAAAGACTTTGGCAGTAAATTTGCAGATTTTGAAAAACGCTTGCGTTCATTAGAATCTCATCGCGGCTACGCATTTGGTATCATTGCAGCAGCAGCATTTATCTGGACAGTGTTTTTTGAATTTGTCAAAAACAAAATTACCAATTGAAATTTTTCTTGATTATTTTAATTTCCGCTTGCATGATTGGTTGTGTTAGTATATTAATTCCACCAACTGGAAAAAATGCAGGTGATTTAGGAAAAATACAAATTTCTTTGCAAGTCAAATATTTCCCAGTAGAACAGAAAATAGATTGGTTTAATCCAATCATTCCAGAACACAAAATATACAAAGACAAATGAAAATACTTGATTACATACTTACTCGTTTATCTGAAACATCCACTTGGCGCGGTGTAGCTATGATTGTTGCTGCATCTGGATTGGCTATTGAACCAAACCAATTCAATGCAATTGCAGCGGCAGGAATTGCTGTTGCAGGAGCAATCAATGTGTTTCGTCAAGAGAAAAAATAATTCATGCTTCATAAACTTATTGCCATTGCTTCTGCGGAAGTTGGCGTGAGGGAAGAAGGTGGAAATAATAGTGGATCAAGAATCCGCGAATATCAATCCGCGACAAATCTTGAACCTGCTTCTTGGCCTTGGTGCGCGGCGTATGTTGATTGGTGCATCCGCGAGTGGTTGTCTATTCCGCAGGTTGTAATTTGGCTTAATCTAAGACGCAGAAGCCCTGAAGAATGGCGACCAAAAACAGCACTTGCGCATGGTCTAAAATCTTGGGCATTGCAACGTCCAAACACCACTAAGGTATATAATGAAACGCATAAGGCACAACTTGGCGACATTGTAACATTTGACTTCTCTCATGTTGGATTTGTTGTTGAAGACACAGGTAAAGAAATTGTGACTTTGGAAGGAAACACCAATGGTAAAGGCGAAAGAGATTCAACAAGCGGAGACGGAGTTTGGAGAAAAGTTAGAAAAAAAACACTTGTAAAAGATTTGATTCGCATTCATCCAAGTATCGCATCGATATAAATAAATATGGCTAATATTGCACACAAATGGAAGAAAGTGTTAGCAGTTTCATGCACACACGCTCGTTATTGTGATTCCGAAGCGTGGAAAGCAGTAATGTCATTTAAAGAAAAATATAAACCAGACACAATACTTCATCTTGGTGACTTTATTGATATGTCTGCGTTAATGGGAAATGGCGCGGGGTCTGGAAATGATGGAGACGAAATAACTCCAGATATTGATACTGGATTAACTCACTTGCGACAGCTAATGGCAGGATGCAAAGACCCATATATCCTTTGTGGCAACCATGAGGATCGAGCATGGAAACTAACAAATAGCAAAAATGCTGTTACATCATATTGCGCCCACAAAATTATTTCTGCAATTGAAGATACATCAAAAAAACTTAAAGCAAGGTTGATTCCATATTCTGGAATTGAACAAATTGTTGATATAGCAGACATGGGATTTACTCATGGAACTTGTTTTGGAGAATCTGCGGCAAGAGACATGGCAGAGCAATACTGCGATAGAAGCAGGAGAAAAATAATAATGGGGCATACTCATCGTGTAGCCATTCAAAATGCCAGAACATATCATGGTGGAACTTGCTATAATATAGGAACATTAACTGCTCGCGGAGCATTAGAATATGCTAAAAATCGCCGAAGCACATTCAGTTGGTGTCAAGGATGGCTGTGGGGAGAATATTGCGAGTCATTGCATCAGTCATCACTTCAAATCACGCAAAGAGCAAAAGGAGATGTGTGGAGACTTCCAATTTGAGATTTAAGCAAGGAGACATCAGAAGTGATGGAATGGTTTTTTGGCAGTATTATCATACTGGAAAAGAGCGTTGGGTTCATCCAGAAAAATACCAAGAAATAAGGCAAAAGCGTATTGAAAAATGTAAAAAAAGGTGGCAAGAAAATAAAGAAAAAGAAAAAGAAAGATGCAGAGAATACAGAAAGCAAAATAAAGAAAAATTAAGTCTGTATTTGAAAGAATGGAGAAGCAAAAACCAAGAAAAATGTAGGCATCTTAAAAATTCTTGGAGAGAAAAAAATCGAGATAGGTTTAGAAAAACAAGTAGAGATTATGTTAGAAATAAAAGAAGAAGTGATCCTATATATAAAATTAGATGTAATATCTCTACACTGATCCAAAACGGAATAAGAAATCGTGGTTTTTCCAAAAAAACAAAAACAAGTAAAATACTTGGATGCGATTATGATTTTTTCAAAAAATACATTGAGAATAAATTTAAAGAAGGAATGACATGGGAAAATAGAACTGAATGGAGTCTTGACCATATAATACCAATATCTCTTGCAAAAACAGAAGAAGAGTTGATAAAATTAAATCATTACACAAATTTTCAGCCATTGTGGAAAATTGAAAATATCAAAAAAGGAAATAAAATTCTTGTTTAATTTTCGCATCATGACTCCAAACGACTTTTTAAAAATCATCCAAGATAGTATCCATAAACGATACGAGCCTGTTCCTAAAGGATGGTATTCAATTGTTGAGCTATGTAAAATTTGGAATATAAATTCAAGTCACGCTTCTCGAAAAGTTAGAATGGGGATTGAACTTGGAATAGTTGAAAAGAAAGATTACTTTTTACAGAAAAGTAATGGAGTAAGAAAAGTTCCACATTATTTTTTCCATGACGAAAAAAAGCGTAAAAGCAAGAATTAATGGTCAATTGTGGACTATTAAGTTTGGACATCCCGGCAAGACTGATGGTGTCACAGACGATGGTTGCTGCGATTACGAAAAACGCTTGATTACGATCAATCCGAACTCGCAAAGCAATCTTCTAAATGTTTTATCGCACGAACTAATTCACGCAAGGTTATCAGACTTGCAAGAAGAAACAGTAGAGGAACTCGGAACGCTTATTGACGAAGTTTATTGGCAAGTGCTAAAACTTTCTTTTGACAAAAATAATCAACCAAAGTAAACACCTTGTAGTTTTTTTATGCCAAAATTCAATTGGGTTCCAAGCCCACAAAGCTCTTCAAATTGCGGATGCGCTCCATTAAATTCTATGGATTGCAACTGGCCTTATGTTGGAGCTACAGGCGCAACTGGGATAGGTGCAACAGGAGCTATTGGAGCAACTGGACAGCAAGGTTTAACAGGCTCAACTGGAATTGGATCAACTGGGGCAAGTGGTTTAAGAGGAGCAACTGGCAATCTTGGAGCAACTGGCCCAAAAGGGGCAACGGGGTTTGGAGCTACGGGAGCAACAGGAACTCAAGGAGCAACGGGAAATCTTGGAGCAACAGGGTCAACTGGATCAACGGGGTTGCAAGGAGCAAGTGGTATATCTCCAGTAATTACTCGTCAAAGTTTTACATCGCATCCAATTCAAGTTGGATTAAGAACATTTTATTTTACTTCAGCAGATGTTGGATGGACATACGGATCAAGAGTTCGTGCCGTTGCTAATTCTGCTTATCCTTTTGATTGGGTTGAAGGAAATATTATTGAAGTTGCAGATGATTTTGTAAAAATTTATGTAGATAAAGTTCAAGGTTCTGGAACTTTTGCAGACTGGCAAATTGCACTTTCTGGAGATGGTGGAATTGGAGCAACTGGAAGCACTGGTTCAATTGGCGCAACTGGTTCTACTGGCCCAGTTGGAGCTACTGGAGCGGGAACTACTGGTGCTACAGGAATTCAAGGTTTGACTGGGTCAACTGGAGCAACAGGATTGCAAGGATCAACTGGCGTGGGAGCCACTGGAGCAACTGGTGTGGAAGGTTCAACTGGATCAACTGGGCCAGAAGGAAGCACTGGAGCTACAGGGATTGGAGCCACAGGCGCAACAGGAATTCAAGGTGCTACTGGACTTACTGGACAATCATCTACATTTTACAACTACAAAGCTGACACAACTATAACGAGCGGCGTTCCTGCAATCAATACATTGTATTGGGATAACGCTACGCAAACAGCATCTACAATTGTAACGCTTTCACATATTGATGCGCTTGGAAATGACATTGATGTCTTCTTTCCTCTGTTCAAAACAAACGATACATTCATTGTTCAAGACCAAAGCAATTCAAACAATTTCCAAACTTGGAGGATTACCGCTACCCCAACTGTTGTTCTTAATAGTTATATTTCTATTACAGTAACACTTGTTGCATCTGGAGGAACATCGCAATTCATAAACAATCAGCAATTGATATTTGCAATTGTTACTTCTGGTCTTACTGGAGCTACTGGATTGCAAGGCAGCACTGGAGCAACAGGTGTTGGAACTCAAGGCAGCACTGGTGCAACGGGAATTGGAATTCAAGGAAGCACTGGTGCAACGGGAATTGGAATTCAAGGCGCAACGGGTGCAACTGGATTTCTCCCTCCATCTAATGCTGGTAATGTTTGGACATTTTCTGGGGATGGATCAACAGCAACTTGGACGCTAACTGGAAATACATCTGGTAGCCTTAATTCTGCACTGTATATTGTAACAATTGATGGGATTTTTCAAGCCCCAGCAAATTACACTATAAACAATGTGTCTCCAAGAACATTAACAATTTCAACTGTGCCAAATGGTAGTTCTCTTGTTGTAGTTTCTTTATCTACAGCATAAAAATTAATTTGACACAAATATAAACAAACATTAAAAGAAAATAAAATTATGTCATGCGGATGCAATAACAACTCAAGCGAATGCCCTGATGTTCCATATCCTCAAATTTCGAGGGAATCCGTTCCTTCGTTAATTGACAATCTTGTCTACGCTCTTTACGGAACAATCAATAAAAGCGTTACCAATGGTCGAGTAGTTTGGGATATCCCATGTGATCCTAATAACACTGCTGAAATCCCAACTATTCCTCGAAATGAAGGCGAGGGACTATTGTGTTATATTATTCGTTGTTTTGATGCTTTTGTTAATGGAGAAATTACATTTAATGAGAACACCCAATTTACTTCAAGTGGCGCGTCTCAATCGTATAGGTTGGTGGATAGATTTTACAAAGCACCATTAACAGTTTATCTTTCTACCCGAACGGACGGCATTGCTGGTGATGGCACAATAAACAATCCGTATGATGCTTCGACTGAATCAAAATTTGACACTTTGATTCCTACATTGCCACAAAATAGCACTATTGTTTTATTGTCGGGGACATATTACACAAAATATACAACTTGGCCTAATTTTTGTAGTGTCATTGGTTCTGGAATTAACAATACTAAAATTGTAAATTCAACACTGCCAAGTCAAACTGAAGCTGGCCCGGGATATTATGTTATTTCTATTATTGGAGATAATGTGACAGTATCAAATTTAACAATTGATTGTAATTGGCAAAACATTAAAGCGTTAATGCGTAAAAATGGAGCGGTTTTTTTAATGGGAAGAAACTGCATGATTGATAGAATTAGAGCAATCAATTTTGGAGGAGATGCAACAAATGGATACGAAGCATTCCCATTGTTTATTACTTCGGGAGAAAATCACCCTAATCCAATTCAAAGTTTAATTGGGGATAGAGGATGTATTATTCAAAATTGCATAGTTTCAAACCTGCAACCCGGAGCGGATAGCGCAACGGGATATGCTACATTTATTGGAATTGGGGGAGATGGATATGGATCACCGAGTGTTACTCCTAAAGATTCAAGTGGCATTATCAAAAACAATATTTGCATTGGCCCAGCAGTTGAAGGGTCTGCATTTACAAATGTTGGTGGATTTGGAATAGTTCTTGGTTCAAATTATGACCATCTTGAAGTTTCTGGAAATACATTACTTAATTTAGCTCAAGGCATTTATGGTGATACTTGGATAAATAAAAATCTTTATGTAAAAAACAATTTTTTTAGGAATTGCTCAAGAAGTATTGGTTTAACATTTAGCCCACCAAGTAATAAAACTTCAAATATAATTATTTCTGAAAATACAATCCAAGTTCCGTTGTTAAGTGTTGGTGGTGGTGGTGCTGCCAGAATTGAGGGGGGTGATAATCTTCTTATTGAAAAAAATACAATTTATTGTTTTAATGGTGATACAAATACAATAAACAACGGAAGTGCAATTTTTGTTGGGAATTGCAATATTGCACAAATTAAAGACAATATTTTTTATAACAACATGAATTTCAACAATTGCATTGGTGGCAATGTTGGTTCATGGCTTGATGATAACAACAGGGATGAAAATGGAATAAGGAATTATTGGTATAGTATTTGCCAAAATGATATTTATGTAAATGCTGATTTTTCTGATCCAGTCAAAAATGGACTCCAGTTAGCAAGAGCAGTTCAATTTGCATCAATATCTTCACCATTTTACAATAATAAATCTGCAACCAATAAGTTCACAGTATTTATCGGGCCGGGAACATACAATTTGCCAGTAGGTGGATTTGGTTCTGGGATTACACCAAATTCTGGATTCCAATCATTTATTGGAACTGGAAACGCAGAAGACACAATTATTCGATGCACTACCGCTCCAACAGTTGATTTGGTTTATGGAGAACAAGGGTATTATACATTTAAAAATATGACCATTATTGGTTCTGGTGGGTTTGCAATTTCAGTGAGTAGCAATGGAGGAACAAATCTTTTTGAAAATGTTATTTTCTCAAAAGAAGGAAGCGGAACAACCGTCCCTCAAGGTGGCTATACATTACGAGGAACATGGATAAATTGTAAATCAGATGTTCCAATGTATGATTTAGTTACTGGTCAAGGTGGATTTGTTGGAACAATGATAAATTGCACTTGGAATGCCGGAATTGCTAACCAAGGAGCTGACGGAGTTATTCGCGGTTGTTATATTAAAACAAATACTAATGGTCAAGGAATTAATTTTAAAGGATATTCCACGAATAATTGCATAGTTTCATCTTGTATATTTGAAGGGCCGTCTACATTTACACAAATGCCAGAAGTGGGGCTTCAAGGCAATGTCGTAATGTCAAATTGTAGAATATCTAATGCAAAACCATATAATCAAGGAAATAATAAATTGTATAATACAACAATTACTGCTCCATCTTCAGCTACATATTCTATAACTTATGGTGGAATTGCTGGAACTCTTGAGTTATTTTCTGTTGGCGCGAATAAAGCAATTGACCCTGCAATTACAAAAACAAATTTAACATCGTTGTAAGATGAGATTACTTCTCGCTATTGTTATCGTTGCTCTTGCTGGTTGCGCTACGCTTCCAGTCGAGCCACCTGCGTTCGCAGGACGCTACAGGAACGCTTGTCTTCCCGAAGCAATAGCAATGGCGCAGGGACTCAAAGAAAAGTCGATACAGACCCGTGTGCTGCGAATCCAGACGAAAGACTGGGGTCATGCGGTCTGCGTTTACCTCTACCCGACTGGCGTGAACAAACTCTACGCATGGGATTCATACTGGCAAAGTATCAACCTCCGCGCATGGTTTGACAATCCCACCAGCATCGCTAATGCTTGGCTTGACTACACGCATCCTAATCTACAACTTGTAAACGCAACTTTCTTTGATTAAATAAAATTATGCTAACTCGTATCACTCTCAGTGGCTTAATAATAAAACAAAAATTAAAATAGAAAAACTAAAATTATGCCACTTACAAAAGCAAAAACAGATATAATTGATCTAAATAAAGACACAACAATTAATACAATCAAAATTGGTTTGGGTGGTGGGCAAGTAGCAGCCAATACATGTGTTGGATTTAGTGCGCTTCAGTCAAATACAACAGGATCAGGAAACACGGCAGTTGGATGTCAAGCATCTAGTGGAAATACACAAGGAGCATCAAATACAGCACTCGGTGTAAGTACACTGCAATTTAATACAAGCGGAAATTCTAATACAGCAGTAGGAGCTTTTGTTCTAGTTGATAACACGACAGGATCCAGCAACACAGCAGTAGGGGCAGGTGCTCTAATTGATAATACTACTGGAATCGGTAATACAGCAGTTGGTTTTAATGCGCTTGCAAACAATACAACATTCACAAATGTTGGTGGATTCGGGTACGATGCACAAGTAACTGGGAGCAATCAAATTAGAATTGGCAATACTTCTATTACAAGTGTCACTTCTCAAACAAATGCTTGGTCTGATGGAAGAGATAAAGCAGATATTCGTGATACTGTTTTAGGTCTCGACTTTATCAATGAACTTCGACCAGTTGATTACAAATGGGATTATCGTGAAGATTATCGCACATCGCCACCTGATATTGTTATTAAACCATTAGAACCGAAAGAAAACGCTTCTGATGAAGAAAAACAAAAATATGCAGAAGAACTCGCAGTATATGAAGCGTATGTTGTTGTTAGAGATAAATGGCTTGAGGATTCTAAACTAAAAAACATCACGCATGATGGGACGCATAAGCGAACAAGATTCCATCACGGGTTGATTGCTCAAGAAATTAAAGCAGTTATTGAAAAAACTGGAGTTGATTTTGGAGGTTTCCAAGACCATACAATTGATGGCGGCGATGAGGCAATGACTGTTGGATACAATGAACTTATTGGCCCAATGATCAAAGCTATCCAAGAACTCTCTTCGGAGGTTGCTTCTTTGAAAGCTCAACTGAATCCTTGATATGTATATGAAAGAAAAATACGAACTACCAGAAGGTTTTGTTGACCTGTCCGAGGAGGTTAAACCAATGATGGCAATGTCAATTTCCGAGCCAGAAATGGAAGAGGAAGAGGACGATACAGAGTACAGCTATCCTTCACTTTACTTCAACAACGCAGAAGGTCTTAAAGAATTGCCGAAGGAAGGCACTGCTACAATTTATTTCAAAAAAACAATGGAGCGCACCGAGGTAGTAACTCGCGATGGTAAAACTAAAAAAAACCATTGCGTTGAACTATGTATCTGTGGTATTAAAACGCCGAAATCAACAGCACCAATGAAGATGGATGCTGAAGACGAGATTGAGAACGGACTAAACGAAGCTGAAGAAGAGGAAGATTAAAATTATGGCAATGACACCCGATATGGCAGAAATGCCTACACCCGAAATGGAAACTGAAATGATGACTCCTCCTGAAGGAGATGTTACCATGACAATTAGCAAGTCGCAATTTGACAACCTTAATTCGTTGGTTCAGGAACTCGCTTCCGCACTTTCTGCAATGTCCTCGTCAGTGGATATGCAGGAAGCAGCAGGAGCAGAAGAAGCAGCACCAAAGGCCGAAGAGGCAGCAGACATGGCTGACCTCGATATGTTCGCAAAAGAACTTTCTGCTCGTACTCGCGCTTAAATATGTTCGTATCCCAAATTTTCGAGGAATGCGCGGAAATTTTAGGAACGACGATTAACGAAAAGGTCTTCCGAAAAATTTCGCAGGCAGTTCAAACTCTAATGGAGTCTGGGCATTGGTCTCATTCGACTGCCGAGGTCGATATCTGCACTGGATGGGATGGGTGCAGTGTAACGCTTCCTCGTGGCGTTGACACACCTTTGGCAATTAATGTGGACGGCAGTCCTGTCTACTTCCGAAATCGGCTTTTCCAGTACCATGTAAACAAAGGAGGAATGTTCTCACCTGTTCAGTGGGCATGGGATGATCGAGGCTATGTAGCAACGCTGATGGACATCATTCAGCCTTCGCAACTTATTGCGGTTGCTGAAAGCAACAATGATGTTGGCAAGAAAATTCGCGTTCTTGGAACCGATCAAAACAATCGCAATCTTCGCTCGCAAATGCCAAACGGAATGGGAGTGGATGGTCTTCTCATTCCAATTCACTCGCAGCAAGATTTCCAATATGGAACTATTGCGCCAGATGATGCAACGATTGCGACCCGTAATGTTGCCATTGATCCAATTACTGATTTCACAACAACAACTCCACATGGATTGACATCTGGTCAAGGAATGTCTGCAAGGGTGCTTACAGGCACAATTCCAGTGCCGCTAAACGATGGGCAAACATATTATGTTGGAGTTATTGACGCAGTTACAGTCCAGCTTTTCAGCGATTCGCTAAACGCTGAAGCATTGCAATACCCAATCGCGCTTTCAAGCATAGTTGGATTTGGTTCAATGCAATTGCGCGACCAGCGTAATGCTCAAGTTGTAACTTCGTTGGAATTTGCATCTGCTCCATCGTTTGCAATTGACTCGCCTAACGAGGTTGTTTTTCCAACATTGCCGCTTCCTGCGCCATTAGAACAAAAGAAAACATACTTTGCACAACCGATAGATTCGCTGAATTTGAACATCTTTAGTTCGCTTTCTGATGCGAAGAGTAATAGCAATCCAATTTACACAACAGGTTCAATGTCGCCAATTGACATTGATATTCGCAAAGCAATTGTTCCAGAGACAAAACTTGTTTTCAGCGTTCGGCATTACTTCAGCGATGGCGACCAAGTGCAGGCATTTACTGCTGGAGGCGTATTGCCACAACCGCTCATTGCAAATCAGAATTACTTTGTAAATGTCATTGATAATTTTTCAGTGTCATTGCACGAAAACCAAGCTGATGCTGCTGCATCAACTCCGACAAACTTCGTGAATCCAATCAAGATTACAACTTCTGGATCGGGAACAAACTCGCTTGTCAAGCTAATTCAAGCCACATCAAAAGTAGGCACAGAAAGTCAAATTACCGCGCCGGGACTTAATATTGCAACTCCATCTGGTTCTGGAGCGCAATTCCAAGCCATACGAGTTGGTTCTGTAACATCTGTTAGAATTACAAGCGGAGGTTCTGGTTATGCAGTTGCTCCAGATGTAACTTTTTCATTGCCTCCAGACCCACCTTCTGGAAGCACAATTGTAGTTAGACAAGCAACTGGATATGCAATAATTGTATCTGGAGTTGTTACAAATGTTGTTATTACAGATGCAGGATTTGGCTATCAAACAGCACCATCAATTACATTTGGATCGGGAGCAGCGGTTGCTGTTGCAACAATTACAACAACATTTATTGCTGGATTTAATAAGATAAATGGAGGTTCTGGATACATTGATCCTCCAGAGGTAAAAATTACTGGTGGTGGAGGAACTGGGGCAACAGCAACTGCTGTTGTTGATTCGCTAACTGGTCAAGTAACACAACTTAACGTTGTTACTACAGGAACAGGGTATTCCTCAAATCCAAACATAACATTAAGTCCGTCAACTGGTGTATTTGTAAATTTTTCATCTACAGGCACATTGCCATCACCTCTTGTTTCTGGAACTGCATATCGTGCAGAAACTCCGCTTAATGGTGTTACTGGAACATTTACTGTTCAAAACACAGATTTTAGTGATGTAAACATTACTTCTGCTGGAACAGGAACATTTTATGTTGTTATTTCACGAGCATTTGGAGTTGATTTCACAAATAATTGGTTGGGTGATTTTACAAGTTTGACAAGTGGACAACAAATTTATTTTGGAACTGATTATATCCTTCCAACGACATCTCCTGCAATTGATAATAGTGTAACTCCATTTTATTTGAGTGTTGCATCAAATACGCTTGCAAAAGCATATTCAAATGTTGGACTAACAACGCTTATCAACATTGATTCTTTCGGAACTGGTCAAACATATTACGCTATTCGGACGCAGGTTTCTCCATCTGTTGACTCAAATCTGATTAAACCTGTAAATACGGCATACTTGACTGAAGATCAAGTTGTTCAATTTAGCTCATCTGGAACATTTCCAACCCCTTTGGTTGCATTGACCAATTACACGATCAAAATTATTGGTGACTCTGTGCGCGTTTATAATGGCGCGTCTCCAGTTGTTTTGACATCCACAGGAAATGGTCAGTTGAGCCTTGACATTATCCGCAATGTTACAGTTCAACCATCTAACAACATTGTTGCTGATGCTTCGCTCTACGAGACAGGGACACTGCTTGTAGCCCGCGCAAAAGAAGGAGACACGTTGCCAACTGGATTGTTGCCAAACACGAATTACTATGTTCGTCGTATTGACAACAATTCTTTCGAGCTTTACGACACGCTTGCTCATTCGCGTAATTTGACTTCGACAACAGGACGCAGGACATACACGACAACAGGCAATTCTGTGTCATCCACATTTTTTGTTGATGCAATTTCCGATCCAATCTTTGTAAAGAGCGTTGCACACATTGAAAAGCCTATTACGGATGGATACGTTAGCCTTTACGCATGGGATTACGGACGCAGTAATGACATGACGCTGATCGGTCAATATCATCCAACCGAAATCAATCCGCAATATCGCCGAATCCGCATTGGCAAGCCTTGTGCATGGGCAAGGATTATTTACAAGGTGACTAATCCAAGCATTACAAGCGTGTATGATTATATTCCGCTTGAGCAAGAACGCGCCATTATTGCTGCTGTTCACGCAGTTGACTTGGAAGACAAGGATTTTGCAGATCAAGCTATGCGCTACTGGCAGATTGCGTTTGGATACCTCAAAAATCAACAAGAATCAATTGATGGTCATGCTATGGCAGTTCCTCAAATTAATTCCGTTTGTTATGCGGAAGGAGATGGAGCTGACCCTGTAATGTGGTAAAATGAAATCACCTCAAATTACTTCTGGACGGCAAGTAAAAACAACTGCTGGTTGGACTCAAGGCGTAAACTCTGTTCGTAATCCGTGGGCATTGCCAGAAAATCAAGTTAAATGGGCAGTAAATTGCCAATTTAGAGGTGGTATCGCGCAGACAAGACCGGGACAATCCATGCGTTTGTCATTGCCTCCGGGCAATTTTCAAGGCGGAATTTTGTTTCTTGCAAACAAGCAATTCAAAGCAGCAGATGCTACAACATCTACGCAAATTTACGGAACAAATGGCGAAGGAGTTGAAGCGGATGAGTTGCCATACATTGTATTTGCTGTAAACGGCAAGGTTTATTGGAGTCCATTCCCATTAACGCAACCTAAAGATTGGAAACCATTCCAACTTACCAATGTTTCGCTTGATCCAAATGTTTCACAATTTTGTTTCACATTGGCAACCAAATCAGCAAACATTTCGACTGGCGGTGATGTTTCAGTCACACCTTCGCATCGCGTATTGTTCATCCAAGATGGCGTGAACGCTCCTGTGTATTGGGATGGATCAAATACTACTGGAGTGCAAGACCCTGACATACCAATTGGTTTTTGGATGGCATATTCTGGTAATCGACTTTGGATTGCTAACAAAAACATCGTTCTTGCGTCTGATCTTGGCGATCCTACAAGCTGGCAGGAACGCACAACGGGATCAGGGCGAGGAGACTTCTCATTTACTCGACCAGTAACGGCATTGGTGAACTATGTAGGTCAGAATAACGACCAGAAATTGTATGTATTCACAGATCGTGAAACCTATGCTCTTTCAAGCGGAATTTACGACAGGGCAGCATGGGGAACAACGCCTAATTTTCAAACTATTTTGTTTGCGAATGTAGGTTGCATCGCTGGCAAGTCCATCGCGTTTCAAGCTGGTCAAATGTGGTGGTTTTCGCAAGGTGGACTTGTATCAGCGGACGTTGCTGGCAACGCTTACCTTTCGTCGCAGGTATTGTATAAAGATGTCGAAATGGTGCGAGCAAAAGCATACATGGCAGGCAACCAAACTGGCATTTGCGCTACATCATTTGAGAAT